CTCTGTTATACAGTGGAGTGCACCAAATAACGGCTACAACATTTTCTACAGCACATCTGGAGGTTCGGGCGGATTTGGTTGTGGCGGAAATGGTTGTAATGGAAATCCAGGAAATCCCGGGAATACCGGTACTACATCATCGGCCATAAGCCGAAATGCGGCTGGTGGAGCCGGCGGTAACGGCGGCACTGGCGGCTCTGGCGGTACCGCTGGCAGTCCTGGCTCAAATGGCGATCCTGCAGACTATTATTGCGGCGGCCCTTGCTCGGGGCAATTCAATGGAGGTGGCGGAGGTTTCGGTGGAAATGCAGCGCCTGGGTATACCCATACTGGGGGCAGAGGCGGCGATTACAACAGTAACGGTGCCGGCGGTGGCGGTGCTGGAAATACTGGATCGGGTCAATGCGGAAACGGTACCACCGGTGCTCCGGGAGGGTCTGGAGGCGGTGGTAATGGTGGCCCGTCTGGCGCGTTTTATCCGCCTATTTCCGGCAGGTATCGTTATGGAGGGCCGGGCGGCGGTGCAAGTCAGGCCAACGCGGGAGGGGGTGGCGGCGGTGGCGGCTGGACGTGTGCCTGCGCGGGCGGTGTTCCATCTGGCGGCGGTGGTGGCGGTGGGCGCGGGTCCGGCATAGCAGGTAACCCTGGAAACCCAGGGAACGCCGGGTCTAGCGGATCAAACGCAACGCACAATGCAGTGTCTGTCAGTGGGGGTACGAGTTACCCAGTGACTGTTGGCTCTGGCGGTTTTGTCAATATCAGTTGGAACCCGCAATGATTAAGGTTGATTTAAACGAAAACTGCACAAAAGAGGAAGAAGAACTCATCCGAGAGTTTCATCGGAAGGAGAGGAGACTTCAACTTGAGAATGCGCTTAAAGAGCGCCTTAACCGCGCTCGTGGAATTACTGTGGGCACGGCGTTTGGTGGCACGGTTGAAATAAATATGCGCGCCAACGGCGGAGAATTTATTTGGGCCATATTGCAGCCAGTAGAAACAGTCGAACTTATAAATCAACTTGCCGCCGCCATTGGATGCCACATACATATTCAGCCACGCGAAGACTTTGCAAGTTGGAGACACTGGAAACATTCAGAAGAAGAACTCGCGCACTTTAGGGGGCCTGGAAACAAACTTGGCAACGGGCATCCGCCGCATGCAAAATCAGATGGTGATGAGAAGTACAAAACGTCACTTCCATCTCTTGATAAACAACCCGGACTTAATCCCGCTCTAAGGAGTGACCAAAATGAGCAAACTGTGGCAACTGAAAAACCTGTCAAGCGGGATCGCGCTAAACGATCCGCAACCGCTGCCTGAAAACTGGGGTCCAATCTTTGGTATGTCGGGCATGCTCGACAAAATTGGGGATTTGACCTGGATGGGCGACCCCCAATATGAGGGGTGCGGTTGGGTGGAAGTTGGCGATGCTCCTCCTGCCCCAACACCTGCAACGCCCGCAGAGTTGGCATGGGAAAAAGCCAAGAAACTCTTGGCGGAGTCGGACTGGGCCGTGCTGCCTGACGTACCTATGCTGGATTTTCAGCGCACTGCGTGGATCAACTATCGCAAAGCCGTGCGCGATATTCGCCTGCACCCGGACTTCCCCAACATGGCATGGCCTGTTCGCCCTGAGTGAACAAGTACACGATCCGGTTCAACAAGTCACGCGGACAACCGGGTCGTGGCTCCATGCTCCATGTCTGGCGCGTGTTTGAGGGAAGCAGGGAAATCCTTGCCAAGCACGTCAGGATTGAAACCCGGTCGTGGACGGAGTTGGATGCCAACGGGCAGGACTACAACATCGCGTGCCGTGGGCGCATGATGTTCTTTGAAGACACCGACACGGTGGTGATTGTGGAGTGATCATGGAAGAAACCAAACCCGCTGAGACAGCCAAGGAAGTTGCCGGTAAGTCCATCGGCAGGTTTGGCCTCTTCTACATCACCCTAATCGTGCTGATTGGGGTGGGCTCCTCCTACTTCCTGTCGGACTCTGCCATCACCGCCGTGATGACCATGATTGGCGGTGCTCTGGTGGCTCTCATCAACATGATGAACGGCATCGCCGGTACGGCTGAGAAGCAGGAGAAGCCTGAGTTCAAGGTCATCCAAACCCTGATCGACAAGTTGGATCGCCTGGACAAGCCCGAGCAACCCATGAAGGTGACTGTGCAGGGCGACAAGGTGACGGTCAGCAAGGGTGACGATATGGTCACCGCCACCCGGGAGTAAACATGCTTTCACTGATCTCGACCCTCGGCGGTCTGTTGATTTCGGGCCTGCCCAAGTTGATGGAGTATTTCCAGAACAAGGCAGACCAAGCCCATGAACTGCGTCTGGCGCAGATTCAGACTGAGCGGGAACTCCAGTTGGCTGCGGCAGGCTTTGCCGCCCAGGCCCGGATGGAAGAGATTCGCACCGAGCAAGTGGCGATGGAAACCGACGCTCGGATGACCGAAGCCGCTCTGGATCACGACAAGAAGGTCATGGAGAAGGCTTCTCGGTGGGTTGCCAACTACGTCGGAACGGTGCGCCCCACGGTAACCTACCTGTTCGTGCTTGAGTTGATTGCGCTCAACGCTTTCATGGCGTGGTACCTGTGGAACCACCCGGAACTGATCCAGAGCGTAGAGGACGTGATCCGCTACTCCGACCTGATCTTCTCCAGTGATGAGATGGCCATGCTTGGAGGCATCATCGGGTTCTGGTTTGGTTCTCGCCAGTGGAATAAGAAGTGAAACTGAGCAAGGTGGGCGAGGCTCTCATGCACAAGTATGAGGGCTTTAGGAGTAAACCCTACCTTTGCCCTGCCCATATCTGGACGATTGGCTACGGCCATGTCCTGTACCAAGAGCAGATCAGGCTCCCGGTCATCCGCAAGGAAGGCTACACCGGGATGCTGCGCTCTGAGTTCCCCCTGAAGCCGGAGGACAACCGTGTCTGGACCAAGACGGAGATCGACGAACTATTCCATGCTGATGTCGTCGTGTTTGAACGTGGTGTTCTTCGACTTGTTCCCCGCATACTTGGCCGTCAAGGCGGCTTTGACGCTCTGGTCAGTTTTGCCTTCAATGCAGGGCTAGGTAACTTGCAGCGCAGCCAGATCAGGATGAGGGCCAACCGTGAAGACTGGAATGGGGCGGCAGACGCCTTCCGCCAGTGGACGATGGGCGGTGGCAAAGTCCTGCCGGGTCTGGTAAAACGCCGCGAGGCAGAGATTGCCCTTTTCTTGTCTTGACACGAGAATACGGTTATGCCACTCCAGAAAATCCTGTTCAAGCCCGGAGTCAACCGCGAGAACACCCGGTACACGACCGAAGGGGGCTGGTACGAGTGCGACAAGGTGCGCTTTCGCCAAGGCAACCCTGAAGTAATCGGCGGCTGGGAGCCGCTTTCGTTGTCCACGTTTCTGGGCACGTGCCGGTCGTTGTGGAACTGGGTAACGCTCAACAACCTAAACCTTGTTGGTGTTGGCACCAACCTGAAGTTTTACATCGAGCGTGGTGGTGCGTATTTTGACGTGACACCGATACGCTCGACTGTCACGCTAGGCACCGACCCGTTTACGGGCAACGGCACCACGACAGTGACGGTCACGGCCACTGCAAACGGCACGGTTACCGGCGACTTCGTGACCTTCAGCGGATCAACCGACACGCTTGGCCCGGGTGGCACGTCGCTATTCAACGGCGAGTATCAGGTAACGGCGGCAGGCGTTAACTCGTTCACCATCACGACGGCCACCGCAGTTTCTGCGGGCAGCTACGGTGGCTCTGCTGTCGTTGCCGCATACCAAATCAACACCGGCCCTGAGTTTTCCATCCCGTTTACTGGTTGGGGTGCAGGCACATGGAGTTCCGGTGCTTGGGGTACGGGCGGTACGACCACAACGTCGCTACGTGTTTGGAGTCAAGGCAACTGGGGTGAGGACTTGGTCTTTGGCCCACGCAACGGCGGCATCTATTACTGGGACGCCACGACGGGTGTGACTGTTCGAGGTTTTGATCTGGCCACAGCAGTCGGCGCATCTGATGTGCCTACGGTGCAGAACTACATCTTTGTCTCGGACATCAACCGCTTCCTGTTTGCTTTTGGGTGTAACGACTACGGCAGCGCGGTCCAAGACCCGATGCTGATTCGTTGGTCAGATCAGGAAGATGCGTACAACTGGACACCCGCAGCCACCAACCAAGCGGGTAGTTTGCGTCTGTCTCACGGCTCAGAGATCGTGACGGCGATCCAAGCTCGTCAGGAAATCGTGGTCTTCACGGACTCGGCCCTGTACTCGTTGCAATATCTTGACGCGCCTATCTTCTGGGGCGCGCAGCTTCTGGGCGACAACATCTCTATCGTGGGGCAGAACGCTGCGGCGATTGCCTCCGGCATCGTTTACTGGATGGGTGTGGACAAGTTCTACGCCTACGATGGCCGCGTGCAGACGCTCCCCTGCGACCTGCGTCGGTACGTGTTCAGCGACTTCAATCAGTCTCAAGCGCAGCAGGTTTTTGCCGGAACCAACGAGGGCTTCAACGAAGTCTGGTGGTTCTACTGCTCGGCCAATTCCAACGCCATCGACAAGTACGTCGTCTATAACTACCTCGAACGCATCTGGTACTACGGCACGATGGGTCGCACCGCTTGGCTTGACTCTGGCCTGCGCGACTTCCCGATGGCGGCTACCTACAGCCACACGCTTGTGTATCACGAGGCTGGCCTGAACGACAACGTCGCTGGTGCTGAGTCCGCGATTAGTGCCTACATCTCGTCGTCTGAGTTCGACATCGGCGATGGCCACAACTTCGGGTTTGTGTGGCGGGTGCTGCCCGACTTGACCTTCCAGAACTCAACGGCGACGACACCCACGGTGACGATGACGCTCTACGGGTTGTACAACTCAGGCTCTGGCAGCATTGATAGCGCAGGTCAAAACGTGCTCAAGGGCTCGACGTACAACATCACCGAAGAGTTCACCGGGCAGATTTACACCCGCGTGCGCGGGCGCCAGATGATTTTCAAGATCAACTCTGAGCAGCTAAACACGTGCTGGCAGCTTGGCGCGCCTCGTATCGACATCAGACCGGATGGGCGGCGATGACGTTCCTCATTGAAGATGCAACCGTACCTGCGCCGCCTAACCTGCCTCTGGCCCCACGGGACTATGAGTCGCGTTATCACGAGCAGTTCAACAACGTCCTGCGCCTGTACTTCAATCGCCTGGACGCATTACTGAGAGCCATCGTGGCAACGACATCCCCAATCCCAATCTCCATCGGCGGCACCAACACGGATGCCTTTGGGCGGCTGCGGGTCAGCCAACCCTACACGCTCTTCGACAGCCAAAACCGCTACGCCGCAGACAACCAGTTTGACGTGGCCACAACCGGCACTGGAACGACGACATTCCTGTCCAACGAAGCGGCGATCAAGATGGAAGTCACCGGGGCTGGTGTCGGCTCTGTGCTGCGCCAGACCTATCGCTCTTTCCCGTATCAGCCGGGCAAGGGCCTATTGGTGCTCGCCACCTTTGTGATGGACAGCAGCATGAGTTTGAACCTCACGCAACGCGTGGGGTACTACAACGACAACAACGGCGTCTTCTTTCAGCGCATCGACGGCACCTACTCGTTTGTGCTGCGTTCGTCCGTGACGGGTACTCCGTCTGATGTCCGCACTGTGAATCAGGCCGACTGGAACGGCGACAAACTGAATGGCACCGGGGATTCGGGCCTGACGCTTGACCCATCTAAGGCGCAGATTCTGTGGATGGACTTTGAATGGCTTGGCGTTGGCTCAGTCCGGTGCGGTTTCATCATCAATGGCCAGTACATCGTCTGCCACACGTTCAACAACGCCAACGAGATCACCGGCGTTTACATGACAACGGCCATCCTGCCGGTGCGGTACGAGATCAAGTCGGTGACCTCTGCGGTGGCGGCTTCGATGAAGGCCATCTGCTGCTCGGTGGTATCTGAAGGTGGGTTTGAGCAGACATCCATCGACCATGTGGCGCGTCGCACCACAATCTTGGGGACCATCGGAACGACCTTTTTGCCCGTTGTTTCTATCCGACTTGCTGCTGGTCGGACGGGCGCGGTTGTGTTGCCCAACCGGGTGCAGGTTCTGCCCACGACCAGTCAAAACTACGAGGTGGCGCTGTTCAAGAATCCCACCCTGACCGGGGCGTCTTGGTCAGCCGTGCCCAGTGATTCCAACGTGGAGTTTGATGTAGCGGCTACGGCCACCACGGGCGGCACCATCGTGCAGACAAACTTTGTAACAGCATCGGGCTCGGCAGGTGTTTCAGAAACATCCTTGCCGTCTGACTACAACTTTGACTTGCAGTTGGGTGCGTCCATCGCCGGAGTCAGTGACATCTATACCGTTGCTGTCAGAACCGTATCTGGGGCCACCACTGGTGACGTGGTCGGGTCGCTTTCCTTCTACGACTTGACCCAATAAAATGAACCCAATCAATTCCAAGGGGCGCACATGAGCCTTGTTGCACTAGCCAACCACCTCGCTGAAAAAGGCCGAGGCGAAGACAAGATGCTCGTCCACATGACCCCCGGAGAAGTCCAGGGTCTGCAGGCGCTCGCTTTGGCACACGGTGGATCGCTTACCGTCAACCCTGAGACGGGTCTAGTAGAAGCTGGTTTTCTGAAGAAACTACTGCCTGCGATTGCAGGTTTTGCCCTTAACTTCATCGCCCCCGGCGTCGGTACTGCTATTGGTGGGATGCTCGGTTTGGGTGGTGCTGCAGGTACGGCTATCGCGGTTGGAGGTCTTACAGGTCTGGCCACCGGCAGTCTGAAGCAAGGCATCATGGCCGGTCTGGGCGCCTACGGCGGCGCTTCGTTGGCTGGTGGGCTGATGAGTGCTTCTGGGGCCGAAGGTGTTGCAGGCGCAATGGGGGTTCCCGGTGCTGCTACAGGAACCGGCTCTCAAGCAGCTATGTTGGCTGAGCAAACCGCAGGTTTTGGCTCTGAGGGTCTTCAGCGGTTGGCTGAAAGCGCAGCGAAGGCCAAAGGGGCAACACCTAGTCTGGTGCCGTCATTTATGGCGGGAGTTAAGGGGCTTGGTACGGAAGCAGGTCGCTCTGCATTTATGCAGGGTGTTGGGGGCACGTCTGGTCTGTTGAAAGCCGGTACAGCCGCCATGCTCGGCGCAGATGCGTTTGTGCCCACAGCTACGCCGATGCCGTCTGGTGGTACTGGTTTCCAGTACACACCACGCATCCGCCCGATGGCGTACAACCAGTACACGGGCGGTCTGGAGCAGTTGCCGATGTTCTCGGCAATCAACCGTGCAGGAACTACCGCACCAGCGCCCGCTCCTGCTCCGGCACAACAAGAACCCGGTGGTATGGCTTCCGGCGGCATCGTGGCTCTGGCCGCTGGTGGCCCTTCGCTTCCTTCGGACATCGGTACCTACACACCTCAGCAGAAGGCCGACTTGTACAACAAGTTCCTGAGCCAAGGTTTTAATGACGCCGCCATCCGGCAAGCTGCAGGTCAGCAGACCGACGCGGATTGGCAAACGCTGCAGCAACTGGCTGCACAGCGCGGTTCTCCTGCCGTGTCTGGCGCCGAGCGCACGGTTCTGACTTCGCCAGATTGGACTTCCGTTGGGGGTCAGACGGGCCTCGCTGGTCTAAACCAAAACATTCAGAACTTTGTTCAGCAGAACCCCAACCTGTCCTATAGCCAAATTCAAGCTGCTGCTAATCAGTACGGCGTAGACGCCGAAGACATCCGTCGCGCTATTGCTGCTGGTGGTGGTTCGGGCGGTTTGCAGAATGTGTTGACGCAGCCTGACTGGCGCTCGCGCACAGGACTTACCGGTTTGGAGGGGATGAACAAGAACATCCAAATGTGGATGGCAGAGAACCCGCAAGCCACGGAAGCGCAGATCCGTCAGGCGATGGCTGCGGTTAACATTAACGAAGCCGATGTACTCCGTGCTACGGGTAAGTCCGTAGCGGATTTAGCGTACAAAGCACCTGCCGCTGTCTCTACGACTGCCACCAACCCCTTTGCCCGTGAAATTGCAGCGGGTTCGCAAGCCATCCCCTACGCTACTGGCACTCGCGCTACGGACGACCAGCTTCGCCAGATTTACCGCGACCTGTTGGGGCGCGAGGCGGATCAAGGCGGGTTTGAGTTCTACAAAGCATCGCAGTTCTCGCCTGAACAAATTCGGCAGAACATCATGCAGTCGGAAGAGTTTAGGAATCGGCGGGTCGCGCCTGTTTCGGTTGTGTCAGGATCAACGACTCCTGGCTACAGCGGCACCGACCAAACCTACGGCGGCGACACTACAACGCCCGAATACACGGCGCCTCAGCCTGAAGTCACGCTAGGTCCCGCCTTCCAGCCCACACCGCAGACTATGGACCAAGTTCGGTCTGCCTACGAGCAGGGTGGTGGGGCAACGCGCATGCCGACCATTACGGACATTACTCCCGGACAGCGCACCTACACACAGAACGCTGTTGTGGACATGCTCACGCGGTACCTGCAAGGCAACCCCAACGCTACCTTTAACGAGGTGCTGGACTTTGCCAAGGCCAAAGGCATTCCCGAGATGCAGGCGCGTGCGGCTTACAACGAGTTCCGCTTTGCCAGCATGACCGGCGGCACCAAGTCGGCTTACGACTACCTGATGGGTCGTGGCGCGTATCCTGTCAACCAAGTACTCCCCGGCAATGCACCATTGATGCGGCCTTACCTTGAGGCTTCAGGTATTGCTTCTGCACCTGGGTTCTTCGGGCGCAAAACAATTCCCACTACGCCAACCCGACAGACCGCGCAGAGTTTAGACACAGGCACTGGCACTGGCACTGGCACTGGCACTGGCACTGGCACTGGCACTGGCACTGGCACTGGCACTGGCACTGGCGGCACATCGACAACTGGTGGCAGCACCGTAACAAACAGCGCCGTTACAGGTGGGGGCACTACAACCACGGGTGGCGGCGTGACAACGCTGTTGGGTGGAACAACCACAACCGGAGGTGGAACAACCACAACCGGAGGTGGAACAACGACTCGCATCAACCCAGAAACCGGTACTGAGTACACCGCACTCAGCGGCACGCCCATCACCGATCTTTTGTTTGGTACGCAAGACCCGTCTACGGTTCCGGTGGTGGATCGCGGGTTCTACACAGACGCCGCTATGCGCGAACTGCTGGCCAACGAGGCGGCGCTGAATGCGAGTCGAGCCGAAGTAGAAGACGTGCTTAACATTGAACAGATTCAGCGGGACATCTTGCAAGAGCAGGCAGAAGCCTATCTCCAGCGCCAACTGGAGATAGCGCGTGCGGCTGCAGAAACAGGCAGTTATGACTTTGGGCCGTTCGATTCTGAGTACGATGTTGGTGGCCCCAACTACACCGACGAAGAGCTTGATTTGTTAGCGGGTATGCGCAAAGGCGGGCTTGCGGCTATTGCAGCCGGTGCTGCTCGGGGTGGTCAGTTCAATCTGGGCGGATACTCCGATGGTGGCCGTTTGTTGCGCGGCCCTGGTGATGGCGTGAGCGACAGCATCCCGGCGGTTATCGGCAATCGTCAACCCGCCCGCCTTGCCGATGGTGAGTTTGTGATCCCGGCACGCATCGTTTCTGAACTGGGCAACGGCTCGACTGAAGCAGGCGCTCGCAAACTCTACGCAATGATGGATCGTGTGCAGCGTGCACGCGCTAAGACAACCGGCAAAGGCAGGGT